ATGAGTAAACGTAACGATATTATTGAACCTTCTGAGTGGACATCGACTCGTAAAACAGGGCTTGTTTATAGCGAAATATTGGGATGGATAGATATAGGCCATGCACAGGGAAGTGATATCAAAAACCTGATGATAGATATAAAACGAGGTGAATCAGGCTGTGATGGTTATTATGAAGTCACTTATAGCCAAAAAATGTTTGTATACCATCGCCAGTTTGGTACAGGAAAGTTTGTTAAGTGGCGTATCAAACAAGGTTTATCTGCATGTGAGAAAAACAGCGTTGCGTTGGCCATGATGATGACGACGGCGCGCGTGTTTGAAAGTTTGCAAGCTAATTGGTGTTTTAGTTGGTATACCGACAGTGGTTTTAGCGGAGAGGATCTTACCTCTGATCTTTTAGGCTTCTACAGGGCAATTCTTCCCTCAGACTACCAGTCAAGACTAAGGTTAGTCAGTAAAGAGCGAGCACTGAATCGATGGGATTTTTATGGGCCGATAGGCAATTATAAGAATAAAGGATTTTTACCATTACTGTTTCCAGACCCGTCTGATAATTGTGCTGTTCATAAACCCTATAAAGGGAGTTTGCCTTCGTTTATGACATGGGTGCAGCCGTGGAGTGATTTCACTTCTGGTCGGGTACAAGTGATCAGCGGGGATGGCGGTTATTATTCATTTTTGTCGAGGTGAATGGTAATGAGCTACTATAAAATATTACTGGTGACTATTGCTTTGATTTCCTTGTCACCTCTTTTAATACCTTGGCCAGATAAATTAGAATATCGGGAAAGTGATTTTTTTGATTACTATTTCTACACAGATGTTGATATCAAGCAGGCCCCAAGGATCTCAAATAATTATTATTTCGAATATATTTCTCCTGAGGGAAGTACTCGGGAAACAAATCTTATTATTTTTCACGGTGGTGATGCAGAAGTTATTCGTAATTATCTAACAGGTCTTGGTTTTCATCTTTATGATTATAGTGATAATGGTAGGGAAGAGCTTTGGATATCTAGCGATAATCTTCGATTTACTTTTTCCATTGTCACAAATAAGAAAGCGGATATAGTTGTTTTAATAAAGACAATGCGTTGAGAGTAACTTTTACTTTCTGAAAATAGCTCTTTATAAAATTACAAGGGTTAAATATATGGGAATGTCCGAATCACTGGGTGGTAGGATGTCATTTATATCTGAAAATACGTTAAACCGTTATCAATTGTATATCCCTTCATGCAAGTCTGTACTGGATGTTATTAATTTTAGTGGTACGGAGGAAATGAGTTCGCTGTATCGATATGTAGTTCATTTTTCCAGCAATGATAAAGACATTGCAGCAGAGTCGATACTTAGAAAATCGACTACATTGACCATGGGAATAGGGAGGTTAAGTGAGTTAACTGCCCGAAAAGTGGTACATGGTATTGTGACATCTTTCCATCGTATAAGTGGTTCAAAAGACCAGGCAACCTATCAGTTAATCATTGAACCTTTTGTCGCGTTGTTGAAAAATCAATTTCGCACGCACCGTTTTTTTATAAATATGTCAGTTCCGGACGTTGTTAGTCAAATTTTACAGGAGCATGGTTTAAAAGACTGGGAATATAATTTTGATTTGGCAATGGAATATCCAAAACGAGAGCAAATTAATCAGTATCACGAAAGCGATCTGGTTTTTATTGAACGTTTGCTCTCTGAAGTGGGAATATTCTTCTTCTTCAGGCTTCAGCCTGATGCTGGTACTGAAGTGATCTATTTTGCTGATAAACAAAGCGCATGGGAGTTTGGCAAAACATTACCGCTGAATAGTCCCTCCGGAATGAATGACAATGGTATCGACTCAGTCTGGGATATTCAGTTCCACCAGTCTGCGGTGCAGGCATCGGTTACTGCTGGGGACTATAACCATCGTCAGGCACAGAAAATATTATTTTCTGCACAAGCCGATATGACTTACGGTGACGGTGACGGGGTGACTTACGGGGATGTTTACCACTATCGCCCGCGCCATCTTGAAACGGGTGATAAGGTATCTCCATCGCCTGAGACAGGGAATTTTTGGGCTCGTCTGGAACATGAGCGTTATCTCTCCTCACAAGCCACAATCACTGGATTATCAACCGATGTAAGCCTCAGCCCGGCTCAGGTCCTGAATATTACGGAATCCACACCTGTCCCAACGCTTCCTGCCAGTGTGTGTAACAGCTTGCTTGTTACGGCGGTTTCATTCAGCGCAAGCCGAAAGGAAGCACTACAAGTGGTGTTGATGGCGACCGTTTACAGTGAAACGCGCTGTTGGAGACCTCCACTAAAACCGCGGCCAGTGATTAGCGGCACGCTAATGGCACGTGTTTCAAGCCCGAAAAAGAATGATGAATATGCTCATTTGAATCAGAGCGGGCTTTATTGGGTTAAGTTTGATGCGGATCGTGATGATAAACAACAGGGCTACGAAAGTATGCCAGTACGCCTTGCCAAACCCTATGGCGGCGACACCTACGGTATTCACTTCCCGCTGATACAGGGTACAGAAGTGGCGGTGGCGTTCCATGAAGGGGATCCGGACCGGCCCTACATCGCCCATGCGCTGCATGACTCCCGACATCCTGACCACGTGACGGAGGCAAACCACACCCGCAACGTCATCCGCACGCCCGCCAATAACAAACTGCGCATGGAGGACAAACGGGGCGAGGAGCACATCAAGCTCAGCACTGAGTACGGCGGGAAGACGCAGCTGAACCTGGGGCATAACGTGGATGTGCAGCGCGCGATGCGGGGAGAGGGCTTTGAACTACGTACAGACCAGTGGGGAGCTATTCGGGCAGGGAAGGGGATTTTTATCAGCGCCGATCGTCAGGAATTAGCTGGAGGTTTGCAGTTAGATATGCATGAAGCAGTAGCGAACTTACAAGCTGCGCTTCAGGATGCGAAAGGTATTCATTCTGCGGCAGAAAAAGCGAAAGCAGAACTGGCTGATATCGAGAGGCAAAAAGCATTGTTGATGGAGTCTATGACAGACCTCAAGAAACAGGCTTTACTTTTTTCTGCTCCTGCCGGTATCGCTCAGGTGACTCCCGCCAGTATCCAACTCTCATCAGGTGAGAATATCATTGTAACCTCTGGAGCGGACGCGGATGTCAGTGTCGCTAAAAAATTCCGCCTTGGTGTGAAAGAAACAATAAGTCTTTTCGCTCAGTGGATGGGGATTAAAATTTTTGCCAGCAAAGGAAAAGTGGAGATTCAGGCTCAGGGAGATGCAATGGATCTCATGGCAAAGAAAATGTTGAGTATAGCCAGCAAAGATGAGCAGGTGATTATTACCGCAGCGACAGAGTTAGTACTCAGTTGTGGCGGTGCATATATCAGGCTTAAAGATGGTGAAATAGAAGTAGGGGCGCCAGGCAATGTTCGCGTAAAGAGTATTGGAATTCAGAAAATGGCTCCTGCAACATTGAATGCTAGCATAGAGTTACCGGATCCTTGCGCCACCGCCATTGATGCTGCTGGTGGTACGCAAAGCCCTACCGTGACGCTGGGTTAATGGAGGGCAAATGAAGGAATCTTTAATAACTTATGATTACTCCTTACCGGCAATGCAAAAACGAGGGGATGACATTGGTGAACAAATATTTAATCATTTTATAACGTTAAATAGAAATTGCATATTAATGATTGATACTGCAATTATAAGACTGAGGAATAAAGATTCGTCATTCTATGATAAAATAAAAAGTAGGGATGTTGTAAGGGTACCTGTTGCTACTCGTTATCTATCAGCTGAATTTGAACCCTGTTTGGTTTCACTGGATTTATCTTTACCTGCTGATTGTAATATACTACATGAAAGTATTATGCAGGCCCTGAAAGAGATAGAACCTAATGAGATACTGCTGGGTAAGGGCAGGATGATTTGTGGTTGGCTTACTTGTGCAGATAATATTATAAATCTCGCTGATTACCTGGGAAAAGTCGCTATCCAACAGCGTGATGGCAAAGATGTATTGCTTCGGTATTATGACCCCGCAATTATAATCTCTCTTTTTTCCATCCTGGATGATTGGCAACAACGACGTTTGTTAGGACCAGTTGAAGTGTGGAGTTTTATTGATGGAGATGGACAGTTTATCAATAAATTAAATAAATCTAATAATCAAGTTCGACTTTCATATACTTTATCGCTGAGTGCTGACAATTGGCGTGATATAAATTTTGTAGGGATAAAGAATAAGATTATTTGTAATTATCGCTTAGCGCATTTGAGTAGTGAACGATTTTCGGAAGTAGAGGTGTTTAAGGTATTAAGAAATTCACTTAAAAAAGCCGAGTTGTGTGCTTTCTTTGATATAGAAGATCTTATTAAATGGGGTGAGTGTTCAATTAATGTAGCTCCGGAATTTTATAACCATAGCGTTATTAAAAAACTGCTTGAAATAAATAGACGAAGTGAAAGAGGAAATTTTATTCAAATCACGTCCCATGTCACAGAACAGCAATGGAATGAAATTCGTGAAGAGCATTAATTAAGAACTTTACAGTTAGGGAGGGTGCGAATAAGTACCCTCCGCAACGAAAATGAAACTTTTAGTCAATTAAATTCAATCACTTACATAGGCGTTTTTTTGCGTTTGGTGACTTATTCGCACCTTCCATAGAACTACTTTAATATGAGGTTCGGCGTTTTTCAAGATAGTTGTCGCGCAAAGCTGTTCCTGATTACCCACAGGGCTGACGCATCAGTGTTTATACTTTGAACAACCCCATACATTCGAACAAATATTGTTCATTCAGACAGCAGAGCCTGCGCTTGTTGGCCATGCTCAGATTACGTGACTTGTTTTGCTTCAGTATGTTCAGTATCCACTGCCTGATGACCGCTAAGTTTTCCCCAGCGAAGCCCGCTCTGGCCTGAAGTTGATCCTCTCCGAACGCAATATCTAAAGTCCAGTGCAGCAGATTTTCTACCGACCAGTGCGCTCGGGTTGCCTTCAGCGCTGAGGTGGCATCCAACGCTCGGCTACTTATATAAAATCTCACGAAATCATAGCCTTTGCCATTTTCAATTCGCTCAGCCTGCACGGCTATGATCGTCTTCGCTTTCCACTGCTGGCAAACTGGCATGCTTTCATCAACCACCAGAACCCAACAACGTCGATGCTCTTTTCGCCCATGTTCTGAGTCAAATTGTTCAGTAAAGCCGTGCCCCGAAACATCGGTTTCATTCTTATCCCAATACGCTTGGAACTGTTCTTTTACTTCAGTATTGAGGTTAGGTTGGTTGTCTTTCACTGCAAGCAGGTAATCACCCGACTTTTTGAGGATGGTGTCGGCGATTTTTACCTGTGTACCCATCGCATCAATACTGACCAAACACCCTTTTAATTCAAGAAGTTGGAGTAGCTCAGGTATTGCCGTGATCTCGTTAGATTTGTCAGCGACTTTTTGCTGGCCAACACACATTCCCAGCTCAGTTGACCAGACATTGACCATATGAACAACGTTGGCTCCTCGCCCTTTAGCGGTAGCACGAAGAGCTTTACCATCAACCGCTAGTTGGCCAACCAGTTTTTCAGGCACTGTTGCAAATAGTCGGTGGTGATAAACTTATCATCCCCTTTTGCTGATGGAGCTGCACATGAACCCATTCAAAGGCCGGCATTTTCAGCGTGACATCATTCTGTGGGCCGTACGCTGGTACTGCAAATACGGCATCAGTTACCGTGAGCTGCAGGAGATGCTGGCTGAACGCGGAGTGAATGTCGATCACTCCACGATTTACCGCTGGGTTCAGCGTTATGCGCCTGAAATGGAAAAACGGCTGCGCTGGTACTGGCGTAACCCTTCCGATCTTTGCCCGTGGCACATGGATGAAACCTACGTGAAGGTCAATGGCCGCTGGGCGTATCTGTACCGGGCCGTCGACAGCCGGGGCCGCACTGTCGATTTTTATCTCTCCTCCCGTCGTAACAGCAAAGCTGCATACCGGTTTCTGGGTAAAATCCTCAACAACGTGAAGAAGTGGCAGATCCCGCGATTCATCAACACGGATAAAGCGCCCGCCTATGGTCGCGCGCTTGCTCTGCTCAAACGCGAAGGCCGGTGCCCGTCTGACGTTGAACACCGACAGATTAAGTACCGGAACAACGTGATTGAATGCGATCATGGCAAACTGAAACGGATAATCGGCGCCACGCTGGGATTTAAATCCATGAAGACGGCTTACGCCACCATCAAAGGTATTGAGGTGATGCGTGCACTACGCAAAGGCCAGGTCTCAGCATTTTATTATGGTGATCCCCTGGGCGAAATGCGCCTGGTAAGCAGAGTTTTTGAAATGTAAGGCCTTTGAATAAGACAAAAGGCTGCCTCATCGCTAACTTTGCAACAGTGCCATTGTTTCACCCATCGCGTCATTGTGGAAAGGCCGACATCCATAGCGCTGGCTGCATCTGCCACGGTGTAATTCTGGTCAACGACCAGTTGAGCGGATTCGCGTTTAAACTCTGCGCTGAAATTTCTTTTTTTCATTATGGCACCTGTGTTGTTCTGAGGTGAGCATATCACCTCTGTTCAGGTGGCCAAATTCAGTATGATGTAGCCCCCTGAAACACCAGACAGTAGCTGTATCTCAAGATAAGAGATAGGCTTGAATATATGTCTAACACTAACGCCAATTTTGAGATGACCAGGATCCTGTTAGGGCAAGAAGTCCGTAAACGTAAAACTCCTCAGGAGAAGATCGCCATTATCCAGCAGACGATGGAGCCGGGCATGAATGTCTCCCATGTCGCCCGCCTGCATGGCATCCAGCCCAGCCTGCTGTTTAAGTGGAAGAAGCAATATCAGGAAGGCAGCCTCACCGCCGTTGCGGCCGGAGAAGAAGTTGTTCCAGCTTCTGAGCTTACTGCTGCTCTGAAGCAGGTCCGGGAGCTTCAGCGCCTGCTGGGCAAGAAGACGATGGAAGTTGAGATCCTGAAAGAAGCCGTGGAGTACGCTCAGTCGCGAAAATGGATAGCGCACGCGCCCTTGTTGCCAAAGGACGGGGAATAGCCCTGGTCAGCCGCACCATGGGCGTGTCGCGTGCGCAGCTGTCACTGCGAATTAACCGTTCTGCCGACTGGCAGGACAGGCGCTGTAACCGGCGTGATGACGAAGCAGACGCTGAAATACTGTCAGAGATCCTCGATATCATCAGCGATATGCCCAGTTACGGCTATCGCCGTGTGTGGGGCATCCTGCGTACGCAACGTCGTACAGAGGGACAGCCCCCCGTGAACGCCAAACGGCTTTACCGGCTTATGAGCGAGCATAATCTGCTGCTACTGCATGACAAACCAGAGCGGTCGAAGCGTGAACATAAGGGCAAAATCGCGGTGGCAGAAAGCGATATGCGCTGGTGTTCAGATGGCTTCGAGTTCGGCTGCGACAACGGTGAGAAGCTGCGGGTCACGTTCGCGCTGGACTGCTGCGACAGAGAAGCCATAGACTGGGCAGCGAGCACAGGAGGCTACGACAGTTCGACGGTGCAGGATGTGATGCTGAGGTCGGTTGCCGCGCGCCAATCAAAACGCGACACATTGACAACTAACATTGGATCGCGTTTGTGATCGTGATTTATATGTCAGATGCTGGGAATCGTTTGTACAGGGTTGAGATTCCGACGTCATAAATTAGGGCAACCCTCTGACGAGTTTCGCCAGCCGCTAACAATCTTCCAACCTGCGCCCACTGTTCAGGTGTTAACTTAGGTCTTCGACCTCCCACGCGCCCCTCAGCTCGCGCAGCAGCCAAACCTGCACGTGTACGTTCAACAATCAGTTCACGTTCCATCTCGGCCAATGCCCCCATAACATGAAAGAAGAAGCGCCCCATTGGCGATGAAGTATCTATGCTGTCAGTCAGACTTTTAAAGTTGATACCTCGCTCGCGTAGTTCTTCCACCAGTCCAACCAGATGACGCATGCTGCGTCCGAGGCGATCAAGCTTCCAGACCACGAGGGTGTCACCTTCAGATAGCGTTCTGAGTACTCGTTTAAGTCCAGGTCTGTCTGAGGTTCTGCCGCTTATCTTGTCTTCAAAAATCAGCTCACATCCTGCACATTCCAGCGCATTACGCTGTAATGCTGTGTTCTGGTCATTTGTTGATACACGTACATAGCCAATAAGCATGGTTAAACTCACTTTAAATGGCGGGAATAATGCCATTTGAGCGACTAAGGATCATTATCGGAAACGTTGGTCTGGGAGAAGGGTCAGCGCTGCCCGTCGGCGTCCCGGTTCCATGGCCGACAGCGACGGCTCCGGGTGGCTGGTTAAAATGCAATGGAGCTGCCTTTACTGCATCGCAATATCCGAAGCTGGCGCTGGTATACCCGAAGCTAGTTTTGCCTGATTTGCGCGGCGAATTTCTTCGAGGATGGGACGATGGTCGTGGCGTGGATAGCGGTCGAACATTGCTGAGTACGCAGGCGGGGTCCGTCATCCGAAGTTCCGCGGGCACCACAGCGTCATCACCAACGAACCCGGCGAATGTCTGGTATAACGAGAGTTTCGACAGCATTACATCTCAAACGCTGTGGGGTTCAATTAACGCCACTGTGCAGGTTGACGGCGGTCGGGTTGGTACGGTTCGCCCGCGCAACATCGCATTTAACTACATCGTGAGGGCCGAATAATGGCGAAGGCTGTTTTAGATAAAAATAATATTGCTACTGAGGCCGGTGATATCACCGTGTTTAACTACAGCTACAGGACGCGCGAATACCTTTCCTCAGCTGTTGAACATCTTGCTGTTGGTGTTGGCCTGCCTGCTGACTCCTGCACTGACGCGCCCGGTGAACGTAAAAACGGTTTTGCCATTTGCCGGACAGCCGATTTTACCGCCTGGGAATACGTCGCCGATTATCGTGGTGAAGCGGTATACAGCACTGAAACAGGTGAAATGGTGATCGTTTCCGCGCCCGGTGATTATCCGGCTGACACCACCAAGCTGGCTCCTGCGACTCCTTACGATACGTGGAACGGTAGCGCATGGGTGACAGATGCCCAAAAACAACAGGTCGCAGTGGAACAGCAGAAAACGGTACTGCGTGCTCGGGCCGATAATGAGATAGCCTGGCGACAGTATGCGGTAGACACGGGTATCGCGACGGACTCGGAGACGAATCAACTGGCTGAATGGGAAAAATACCGGGTACTGCTGATGCGTGTTGATCCAGCCAAGCCTGAGTGGCCTCCGCTGCCCTGACAAAAAAGCCGCTTTATGCGGCTTTCCCTTACATCCCAAGCGCAAGATACGTATAGCTGTCAATGTAGGCCGCCACTCCACCCCCATTCCATCCATAAAGACTAAAGCCAGTTAAGGTGTAATTAACAGATGTTACATACCGGTTGTCAGCTGTGATTTTATGCGGCAAAACGATAAACGGGGTGACGTTGAACGGCTTTTTAAACCGTACAGTAGCGTTGGTCGCCTGAACAGAACCGCTCCCCCATTGCAGCAAAAATCCTCCTGGCAATTCAAAGTAGCCATTGGCCTCCAGTAGCCGATATCCAAAACCAAGGTTTGAGAGAGCCGTCGCGATTGCCGCCGCACCATCTGCTTTAATGTCGCCAAATGGATTGGAGCGACTCAGAAACAGTTTTTTGAGAGCGGCCAGAATCTGCGTGTTGTCCATTTTGTCAGGATCAAGCCCAGCGTCCCTGAGAATATTAAGCAGCTCACTTTGAATGGTATTAAACCAGTCCGGGCCGGGATACGTCGGAGGAACTCCATTACCACCTTCAGTAAAGAAAAGCTCTGTCTCACTGGTGACAGAAGACGGTTGTGGCATAACCGGAACACCGGTCGAATTATCTACGTGATACATCAGTTATCTCCTGAAGAATAAAAATATTCGTATGCTGTGCCGCCGAGACGGTATTTTGTCAGCACACACTCCAGTTCTCTTGCCCGTTCACTCAGAAGCGGTGTCATGACGTTATCGATACAGGTAAACCGTCCGCCGCTTATACCGATCACATCAATCTGTAACGTCCAGCGGTAACGGGCTGGATAAAGGGGATACATGCAGCTACGCATGCAGTGGTGAGGCAGAATGACAGTAACCCGGATAGTAAATCCAAGCGCGGCGGCCACAGCTTCAATCTGCCACGGGGAGAGACCACCTTTGCGGTGATACTTCTCCACGACGGCACGACGCCGGGCTTCTACAGTACCGCTTAACTGCCCACACTCCGGCAGTTCAAGGTATTCCTCCCATTCTTCCAGCAGCATAAATGTTGTTTCTGGCCGCATCTCCGGGAGCAGGTTTTCTGCATCAAATTCCGTCTGACTTAAACGTCTGGCTAACGCCCGTAAAAAAAGGTTTAAATCACCATCCTCATCGCGTGACCACGCTTTGCCACGTGGCATGATCTGCCATAAAGCACCCAGCCATTCATCTACGCTGTGGGCCATGTCAGTTCCCCAATAGTGATAAGTTCATTCTGATCGCAGGGAATGTCAGCAGTCAGATTCAGTGTGTAATCGGTCACGCCAGATGCTGTGCCGATAGCAGTCCTGATTGATGAAATGTGTAACGTCTGCCCAGGTTGCAGCGTCTTCTGAAGCGTCAGCAGGCGGGACTGGACAGCTTTACGCGTGGCAGACGTATCCGGTGTTATGTCGATAACCATATTGACGGGACGGAGCATCAGTTCAACGGGCCAGACTTCTATTCCTCCTGGTTTACCAACCCAAACGCCAGTCGCCGGGTCTGTATGACGGAAAAGGTAATCTTCCATATTTTTCCGGTCCTGATATCCGGGGGTAATCACTGAACGATCGTCATAAACCCATGCCAGTCCGATTGTGCAGGGGCCATGCCAGGCATCAAATGCCCACGCCCGACTGACACCAGCCATTTCTCGCGCCCAGATGACATAGTCATGCACAGCCCCACCAACGGGGGGATTGCGTTTACGGAATAAAAGCCGGTCAAGCAATTCAGGAACAGGCTCAATATCCGCACCACCTGTGATGCCCCCCGTTCCCGTTAAACCAATGCTCTCCACGCCGGGAACGGGGGACAGCAGGGTCAGGCTTTCACCTTCCGGAAGGTTTCCGGACGACCCGGCATCGCTGGCCTGAATGGTTACAGTCATGACCCCATCTACAGAAACGCCGGAAGTCGTTACGGCATAAACAATACCGGTAGCGGTTTGCATCTCCGTATCTTCCGGCAACGGTGTATTCCCTTTAAATACAGCCGGACCCGTAGCAAACGTGGCCTGTTTTCTGATGACACCTTCACTGGCCGCAGTTTCGATAATGGTTTCATCATCAGATTTAACGGACGGAATAATCTGGTCTTTAATCCAGCTCTGATGGTCGTATAAATCACGAACCTGATTACTGAATGAGGTATTAAGCGCTTTCTCAACGCCCACTGGCGGAAGTCTTTGCAGCCCCAGTTCAAAGGCAATATCTTTTTCGCCGTCAGTAATAAGTTTGCGCAGTGCGGGAACGTTATAAGGCATTAGCGGTGGACTCCCAGCGTTTACTTATTTCAATCCGGATCGTTGTTTTATCCGGGCGGGTAAGAATGACAATAAAATTAATCCGATCACTGCCGCTTATCGTGGCCGTCACCGTTGCATTACGTGCATATCCGGAACGTAAAAGAGGCTGCATGGAGAGCAGCGCATAATCTTCCACCCGCATTCTGACTGTTTCCGTCAGTTTTTCGCGGTCCAGTAGCCAGAGTTTTGACCCCCACGGATAATCACTGAAGGTGTCACCGGGCCAGCCTCGCGGGTCAGATGAATTATCGGGGATAATGTCATCGGTATCAGCACGGACGTCGGTGAAAAGACAAATCAGAACCAGCGTGACCATACCTTCATCACGCGATAAACCATCATGGTTAATTGTCAGTTCACCTCTGGAGAGTTGATTATTCCAGCTGATACCAATAGTCATTTCATCTCCGATGTTTTTTCGCCATCTCCGTCAATATGGAAATGCTCAAGCACAGATTTACCGGCAACCTGAATATCTTCTGTAAACTGGGTAGAGCCGTTAACTTTTAACTGTTTTGTAGTTATCTCAAACATATCGAGGCCAGCGTAATTAACCGATTTCCCTTTAACTTCAATAACGCCATTCTTTTTCAGGGTGATATATGACAGACCATCGCCGTGATATAACCTGACCTCTCCATCCTCCAGACCTTTGGGGCGGCAGCGCTTGTCCTCAACAGCAATAGCCACCAGTCCTTCGCGACGTCCTCCCACGGCCAGAATAAGTGCTTCTGAGCCGACAGGCGGAACGGATGTCAGACCGTAGTTCTGGAAACGCTCAACGTCATCATTGGTGGAATCTGCCAGAGACTGGATCTGGAGATTCTGACGCCCGAGACTGTCTGTAACGATACGAACAACGGCCCTGTCAACGAGCAGTCGTAGCCGGCGTCCAATACCTTCAAGTGTGCGACCGATATTTGCCGGATTCAGTCCCATGTTTCCTCCGTTTTTGCCTTTGATTTTTTGCCTTTCTTGCCTGCTTTTTTCGCACTGGTTTCAGGCATATCCATCGACTCAGGGGGAACCAGCGTCAGAACGCAGAGACGTCCGTTATCACCTTCAGTAAACGTGACGGTTTTAATCAGCCATGAGTCCTTCAGGTTCTGTATCGGGTCATCAATATCAACGAGCCTGTTTTTCTGCCATAACGGGCCTTCATCGCCATTCTCTCGCCATCCTGTCAGTGTAATTTCGGTGCTGTTGGCTTCGCCCATCATCCGCGCTTTGTACCATTCACCACGTGTACTTGCGCCGCCAACGGTCAGGCTGTCTTCATTGACCAGGATTTTCGGGCGGTAACGGTTGATATCACCGTCATCAATGATGGTCTGACGTCCACCAACCACTTTGACAGGCTGATCGTCCCATGTGCTCCCCCCCGCACTGGAGGTGCCTTTCACGATGTACTGGCTGTTTCGCTCACGCCAGCTGAACCGGCCACGGGCTGCAAGAATATTGGTCCCGAAAATCAGAGGAACGCCGGCACGCTTTGTTGATGCACGGGTGATGATCAGATTACCCAGACCATCAGCAGTCAGCAGAACGCCGCGTTGTTTAGCCAGGCGGTCAAGAAGATCGAAGGCGGTCTCTCCCTGTTCAAGCACCACGCTACCGAAGGTTTCACCAGTGTCAGTTTCACTGATAACACTGATGCCATAGGGTTTGCAGATTTCCACTGCCAGTTGCTCCAGTCGAACACCTTTCCACTGGCCGGATTTATGCACCACTGAGCTGTCAACGAGATCGCCGGTTTTATCCCGCCCCATAACGCGAATACTCATGTTTTCTGCGTCATAGCTGGGAATAAAATCATCAACATACCCCGTCAGAACCGTATCTTCTCCCAGCCTGACGATGCAGGGCATGCCCTGCTTAATCACGCGCGGTGAAGCTTCTGACCATTGCGTGGTGACAGTGAGATCAAATTCGCCGGCAACAGCCTCCAGTGAGGAAGTGATCGACATCTCTGTCCATCCGTCCCACTGCTGGCCGTCAACCTCAAGCACAACCATTTCCATCAATCTGTTACCTCGACAGGTTTACCCGGAAGAATGAACGCCGGGTCTTTCAATCGGTTCCTTGAGGCGATGGCATCACGGTTCTCGGTATTACCGGTTTCACGCCACGCAATCAGAGATACCGGGGACGTTGTGGTCAGAATGACCGTTCGTGTCTGTGGTAGCTGAGCACTCCTGACCCGCACGTCATTGACGACGGCAAAGCGCAGCTCACGCAGGGCATGCCACAAATCCCGCTGACCGTTTTCTACGGCGTACACAGCCTGTTCATTCAGTTGCTCAGCCAGCGTGTCACCCGAACTTATGGCTTCCTCACTGCTTCTGAACTCAGTGCTGGCAACGGTCTCTGCCTGTCCAATTAGACTGGCAACGACAATCAACTGACGGAAATGAGTGATGTTGTCCTGCATGGCATCGGTCAGCTCAGGGACAACGTCCGGAAGGCTGCTGGCAAAACCATACTTTCCGTCAGTCACTGAACCTGGTGTGACTGACATGTATTTGGGCAACTGGTGAAGTGCAGCGGCTGTCGCGCGGTCACTTGTATTTGTTGACGAAGCCGGCGACGACCACGGCGAAGATGAAGAACCGGAAAACTGTTCTCCCTGCCACCGGCTACGGAGCTGATCATAAACCCGCATTGACCACAAAGGTTCGGTCACGGTATCGCGTACACCGCTGACAAGGGTCAGAACATCATTGATAAACCCGGCTGGTTTCGCGACGGCCAGCTCAATCAGTCCGCGAAAGCGTCCGAGGCGGTCAGTCCATTCTGTGATCGCGGAGGGTAGCGTCAGCACACCCACCACCAGATTCTCCATGTCGTCCATCCACGTATCAGCCATCTCACCAAGACCATCCAGCAGGGCAAAGACATCACCATTAGCCAGGGCAGCTTTAACCTTATCCGCTGCGCTGAGTACCGTCAGGCTGGTGTTTTCTGTCGGCGCAGGGAACAGGCGTTCACCCGCCTCATATACCTCAAAAGAGATATAGGCAATGCCGCCTTCCTCAGTGCTCAGACGGTGCGTCACCTTGCCGACCTGAACTTTCTCAATGCCGAACCACGGATGGATTAGTTCACCAGGACCCGGCATGTTCAGAACGTGCAGAAGCGCCTCCAGTTGGCTCTGGTAGTCCTTGCCAATCAGCTTGCCGTTGATTTGCTGTTGGGTCAGAACAGCACCGTTATCCTCGGTCCAGCCCACTTCTTTTTTAGGGTAGGCTCGGGGGATTGCACGGCGTCCACTGGTGCCTTCGTTATCGACCAGATAGAAGGATACGCCCCGAAATGAAGCATCTCGCAGGTCTTCCCATCGTGTTTTTCCCATTAGCCTTGTCCCACGCTGCTCACGCCAGCAGAAGCGCTGAGTTTTATATCAGACTGGTTCATGGAGACATTTTTAACGCGACCATTCCCCTCAAGGATCACACGAATTTCACCCTGTATCTCTTTCACTGTCGGGGCCAGAGGAACGGATGGCTGTGCTGATTTATCAAGCGCATTTTTGTTTTCAATTGCGGCGTTAGTGCCACGCAGAAAATCAACGATGACACCAAACAAAGAATGGTCATTCGTTTCAGGGCGAGACCTGTCTGTCGGGTGATTTTCAGCCGCAGGGATAAACGGCGTTGCCGGTGTCATTGATGCCCACGGGCGTGGGTCAATAACCGGCTTCTCATTTGCTTTGCGTTTGGCACGATCCTTTGCCCACTGAACCATGCCAGCTTTGTCATCACTGCTCAGTGATGGTTCTTCATAAAGGTATGGAATAGTTGACGCCAGACCAAACAGACCAATCATCCCATTTAGTCCACCAGGACGTCTGGGACTATTAGGGTTACGGGGATTTTTTCCATCAGGGATTAAATCACCAGGACCACCCATTCCACCTTTGCCCATGTTCACGACATAAACGGGCATAACGCCGGAGCCAAAAACATCGGAGACGCCTTTAGGAATGCCTTTTCCGCCTTTCTCTGGCTGGAGAAAATCCCATGCGCCTTTACCGATTTTAAATGCTTTGCGTGCCGCAATGACTCCGGCGGTCGCAATGGCAATTTTCTTGCCGACTTCAAGCCAGTTCTGAACCGTCTTTTGATCAACTGAATTGATGGCATCAGCCAACTCCTGTACCGGGCCGGCAAGATTACTGTTGGAAAACTTCTTCCAGGTAACATTCAGGCTGGTCAGCGCCGAAGTAAAATCTTTCGCCGCATATTCAGCATCTTTCATGATGCCTGTACCGTCTCCGACAACTGACTGGTATCGCTTGAGGTTTTCCGCACCCTTACCGGAGGTGACGCTGCTGATAAGTAAAATACTGTCCTGGTTAAAACCGGCTTCCAGAAGTCTTTTGTTCTGCTCCTGCGCCCCTTTGCTACCGGATGATTTCGCTACTTCAGATAGGAGCACTGAAAGCGAGCGCATTTTCCCGTCGTTGCCATAAACGTTAATCCCAGCTTTTTTCTTGAGAGTGTCAACAACCTTTGGTAATTGCAGATCGCGAATCAGGTTTTCAGTCGCAGTGGCGGCTGTATCACGATCTCCCGTTGCATCCCTCGCGGAATTTAGGACCACCAGCCCCTGTTTTATTCCTTCTACGCCTTTTCCTCCAGCCGCTGCGTACATTGATAGCGCTCTGGTTGCTTTCTCGGCAGCATCTTTAAGTTCGAATGCACCTTCTTTCCCTAAATTGTTGGCAATATCCATTGCCTGAAGGTTCTCTTTGGCATTCTTTGTCTGAAACTTCTGGAAAGTTGCAAACAATCCACCAATTGCCTCGCCATCGGAACCTGATGCAGCGATAGAGGCGGCAATCATGTCCTTATTCTGAATACCAAAATCCAGATCACCGGTCGTTTTGTTGACATTCTCCAGCGCCGCCAACACCTCTGAGTCATCGACCCGGAATTTAATGGCTGTTTCCTGAATGCCATCAAAGATATTGCGCATCTCATCACGAGTTTTACCGGCAGCAATACCCAGCCCGGTTAATTGTCGATCTGTTTTAGCAAAATCCCTCAGCGCTGCGCCGCTGGCAAGGCCGGCAATCATCGTTGTATAGCGATTACTGAGCATATCCAGACCACGTCCGGCAGATTCAGACGCAGCCTTCACAACAGACATTGCTTTCTGGTTACGGCTGGCAAACTCGCTCATATTAGCGCCGTACTGGCGGGCTTTGGCCGTCAGGTTCCCGGCAAGGTTAATCAGAATTTCAGTGCTTAGGCGGTTTGTCATATTGCTTCCTCAGTTGCCTGACCTGAATAAGCAACTGCCGCAGGGGCAGTTGCTCAAGCCGGTTAACATCGAAACGCTGAGAGAGGTTAATCAGCAGTAGATTGAGCGCCGCTGCCATCGGCATCATGTCGCCCCCGTTCGGCAGTCTCCCCCAGCATGTCATCCATCGCCTGACCCTTTTCTGTCAGCAACTTCAAATCTTCCGGATGCAGGGCATAAATTTGATTCATGTCCAGCGGGCCGGGGATTTCTCCAATCTTCTTAATCTGCCGGCGCATCATCTCCAGCCCCATCATGACCTCAGAGCAGTAGGCAACCGCCTTGCCGTTATCCCCAAGCACGACGCGCTCTGAGGCAAGTTGTGATTCGATAACATCCCGTGATGTCAGTTCGCGAAGCGTCACATCCTTGTGAAGCATTTCGTCGGTAGAGCCTTTGCCGGTACGCAGACCGTGTACCAGAGTGAATGTCATTTCAGCCATGTCTTACACCTTCACACACTTGATGCCGATGAAGTTAGCCGAGACCGTCCCCGCGTCTTCGTCCAGTTCTGCCGGGTTATCGGTGGCCGCGCCGGTCATCATGTAATTGAGACCGTTGTCACCGTAGAACATGATGGTCACGTCCTCCCAGTTACTGATTTCAATCACATCGACATCGCGATCCGCAGCAATGGTCAGCTTGATGGAGGGGGCCGCCATCTTGCGGGAATTACCCCAGACTTTACCGCCGCCCATGTGTTGCTGGCGGGCATAGCCTCCCGGATTCAGGGTGGATTTGCCTTCAGTTTTGATTTCACGGCCATTAATACGAATCGCCGCCATACCCAGAATATTTGCCATGCTGGCTCCTTAAAGTTTGTACTGGATGAGACCGGCCAGAACGCGCAACTGATTCACCAGGTTCGGGTGGCAGATAAAGTTCAGACGGTTTGGATCTTTGCTGTCGATAGTGACATCGAGCGTGTCTTTATAATCCTCGAAATCCTCCACCAGACCTGCCGGGATAAGCTCTGTCAGCGCAATATCCAGTAACTCAGCCCGACAGATTTTGGGCGTCATAACCGGCTGACCGGCATCGAGCAAATCAAGCACGTCATCATCCGCCAGCTTGTGGCGTGGGTAGCGACTGGTGAAACGGTTTTTGATGACATAGCGGATACGGCCAAGCGTTGCCGGCGACTGCACATCAAGGTATGAAATGTCCGTATCGCCAAAGCGATTAACGCGGTACATGGTGATTTCGCGCTCAATACAGACGTTATCTCCGGCATCAACAAAGTGCGTGGCGATACCGTCATGCAGCAGCAGGTTACGCTCCGGCATATCCCAGCGGATACCGCGAGCGGGCGGCTTAATGCCGCTCAGGATCAGAGTCTGGAGAGGACGGGCCGGATCGATGGCAAGCTGGTATGCCGCCGTTGCGCCGTAGCTGGCTGCCCATAACCATGACGGTTCAGGTGCGATGTTGGTGCCAATACAGGAAATCAGCCAGTCATTGCGGGTATGTCCGAATGTACCGCTCTGGGCATGTGTTCCGCGATAAGCAGACCACAGCAAAGCCTCCATCATTTTGAGCGGTCCCCAGCGCTCCAGCAGTTCGTCACGGATAGTGTTCAGGCTCTGGGTATCGAGGTATGGGAAGATGATATCCGTGTACCAGTCATCTCCCAGCGCAGCGACAACCGCCTGAATATCCGGCGTCCCCGTGCCACCCGAAAATGCGGTCAGTGTTGCACTGATGCCGGCAGGTGTTTTTTCTCCGGCGTAATAGTTCAGGCGCACATCGCTGTCATTTCCCGTGACACCTTTCCACTTCACGGTCAGCACTACCGTTGCAGCAGCCTCAGCTTTTGCTGTGGCGGTGACCTGAGTGGCAGGCTTTGCGGTAATGGCAGTGATGATATTGCCGGCAATGGTTTCCGCTTCATCACCGATGCTGACCCCGACCTGGACAGACACGCCATTGATCATCAGTGCCAGCGTACCGGCCTGAGTGGCGGTGCCGAGCATCGTGACTGTGGCACTCGCTGCGGCGCCCTGGGCAATATCCTCCAGTCCCATCGCATACATCTCGGTGTAGCTGTTGGCCTTACGGACCATCTTTGCCATTTCACCCAGCATGGAGCCACGGCCATAGAGTTCATCGGCCATGCTGTCGCCAGTAATACGATTCAGCGTCAACGGTAAAGCAGTCGCGCTGGCGAGCTGCTGACCCACAACCAGAATTTTTCGGGACTGTGCCGGCGCGGCACTCATCGCCATAGAGTTATCGATATCGATCCAGACCAGCGGGACACGAATATCATCAGGAATATTACCGATGGACATCATGCCTCCTTATCGGTTTTAGATGTGCGGGACTTCGGTGGCTCAGTGATATTCACATCGCCTTCTTTTTCACGGCGCAGCCAGTACGCATTGACCGGCAGTGTCTCGCCATCAGCGGCAAGGTGACTGCCATCAGCCTTACGAACGAGCAGGCCCGCCCGTGATGGCTTAATAATTTTCTTTGTCATCAGTCTGTCCTTCTCTTACGTTTATGATTTGCGGCTCATCGCTTACCGGCTGTCCGTTCACCACAATGGTTGCCCCCAGTCGCAGGAATTCCGGCAGCGTGGACAGGTCTATCTCATCATCAAGACGGAATTCCTGTTCCCATGTAACGGCCCACATGGTGATCCCGAGATTGTCCAGACCACCCGACCAGAGGTTTTCAGCGGCGATGTTCTCAGCCATACGCTCAGCCTTCATGCCCGCAGCCGCTTCACGACAACTGATACGACGGGCAAGGCGTCCGGCGATAACCTCACAGCGGGCATCGCGCGGGTATCCCCAGAAATCAGCCATCATGATGTAGGCCGCCCAGGTCACAAGGCCGGTCATACCGCGACGGTTCTGGATGTTTCTGACCCGCAAGGCTGCTATACGGATACTGCCGCCACGCCCGGACATATAGCTTTTGACCTGTTCCGGGGTGTTAAACTGACCGATGTGACGTTCCACCTTTTCAACCCTGTCTGGTTGTTTTTCACCCTCAAGTTCAGCTTTCAGCCAGTTAACAATATTCTCGGCGGCACTGACCGTGCTGCCCAGGGTGACAAATGCCGGACGCTCACTCATTGCAGAACCTCATTCCAGAAATCCCCGATGACGTGCAGCAGTTCCTGACTGTTCCCGGAGGACAGGCCGAGGAATTCACGCTGCGGGATGTTTAACATACGTTTATGCGCCCCCACGCTTTGCCATACCCCGTGTTTAAGCGCCCGACCAAATGCCTGTGAGATGAGGCGCTTATGGGCTGACACAGACACCGAGCCGGAAAAACCCTCGTTATGCGTCCGGCCATAATCAAGCGGCGTACCCACACGAACGACAGAGCCGCTGACCACATACTGGATACTGTCGAGCAGGTCGCCGTTGCCCTGTAACAGACTCTGGTTGCTGTGTCGGGTTTTCGCGTAGCTGTCAGACCAGTCCTGCCACTTCTCACCGGCAGGACTGGATTTCTCGCTGGAGATACGTCGGCGGGTCTGTGACTCCACCACAGCGCCAATGCACTCCAGTAGCTCCTGTTGCAGCGACTGGTCAGCCAGTCGCTCAATCGCACGGCGAATGTCCTGAAGCTTTTGATCTCCTCTGACCTCGACAGTAATTCCCATCACAGCACCCCTTTCAGGTTGTTACGGGTGAACAGACGACGGTTTTCACTGACGATGATCAGCTTTCCTGTGTCGGTCTCAGGGACCGGGGTGTCAGACGGCACACCGAGGTCACGGGTGCCGTTGGCGATTTCACGCAGGGTGCGGAGGGCTTCGTCGTAACGCTTCTGGATTTCATCGGTGATCTGATGGTCCCGTTCAGACAGCCAGTAGAACGCGATGGAAACCGCCGCCCGGCGCAACGGACTCGGCAGGGTCGGAAGGTTCAGCGGCAACTGATAACGCTTTGCCAGAAAGGAATTAATTTCTGCATCAGTGTCATCAATCGCACGCTGGATCTTTTCTTCGTCAAGCTGCTGCGTCTCTTTGTTGATTGCCATGTTCCAGACGCGGTCACCATCGGTTGCCAGCAGGTCCTCGCGCGTTACGTAGATGCCCATTACTTGCTCTCCACGTCGGCTTCAGTCCCGGCAATGGTCGCCAGTTCGGTTACAATCAGCATCTTTTCAGCCTTCAGACGCAGGGCTGTGTCGGTGCTGATCACGCAACCCTGTAGCGGCTTACCTCCGGCATCTTCCAGAATCTGTTCATCAGGGTTATCGCTGACAAACACATGCACCGTATCGTGCGGCCAGAATCGGCCTGCCCGGTGAAAACCATTTTCCGGAATGGCGCGGACCTCCAGCACAACGACATTTTCAGCAATGCGAACAGCCTCTGAATGGTCATGGGCCAGCGTCTCCCGCCAGAGATGTTTTCTCAGGTCATCACCCGTGTTCTCACCCGGCATGGTGACAATACTGACTGTGGCCGGGATAACCGTTATTCCACTGTCACCGGGTACAGGTTCCGGGTCAGATGCGACATCTGAAGCTGCAACCGCCGGTTGTGATGCCTGACTGTCATCAGTAATAACTGGTTCCACCGGTGCCGGTTGCGCCGGGACAGGCGTATCCTTCGTTGCTTTGTCGTCTTTCTTTTCCGAAGTGGTTCCGGTCTTACCAGCGGCTGACTTATTAACTTTTCCACTCACTTTTTAAACCTCATTCAGGTTGGGTTTAAAGGAGGGTTAACCCCTCCTTAATCCGGCATTACGTGATTTTTTACGTAATGACGTCATGCTTTGACGTAAGGTGAGACCAGCAGATCAACATCCTTGTAATAGATGTTTGAACCGCCACCATCAGCCGTAACTGCTTCAATCAGCGCCTTGGCCGCACCACGGTTATTCTTACCGACGACCAGCAATGTCGGATTCATGCCCAGAGGTTCGCCGTTAGAGTCCGTGATACCCATCATTGCGGAGACGGCGGCTTCATAGTTGGCTTTGTTCAGTGCGGCTTTTGATCCCACACAGGTCTGCCAGAAACCAAAACCAACGTTGCTGCGGCCATCGGTCCCGTAGGCGAATTCGTTCTGAAGGAACACGTGCTCGCTGGTGAGATCATCAAGAGCGATGAAGTTAAACGGACGGCGCTCCTGATAAATGATGGGCAGCAGCGCATGCGTCGCATCAATCAGGAACCACGGCTCACCTGTATCGGTCGCCGGGTCGCCCACAACGTTCGATTTGGTGGATGCACCAACAGGGTGATCGGTATCGAAGAAATACTGACCGTCCCAGCACAGCGTATCGAAGCCTTTGCACAGCAACTCAAACGACAGCTTGTCCGGGAAAATCGTGGTATCGCGGCCAAGCTGCTCAGCAATCACGGAATACTGACCAATCTGATCGTCCTCGATTTTTTCGCGCTTAACCTTGACCGAGTTTTCCCAGGTCTTGTTGGTAATGACATACCCGGCCTGAGCCAGTTCTTTCAGTTGACGCGCCCCGATCCATTCTTTGATGGTCGGGAAGTCTTCAACCCAGCCATAAGTGTTAGACGCGCCAGAACTGGGGATGACCGTGGCGATGGATCGATACTGCGGATTGACCCGACCAACACCTTTGGTAAAGGCGGCGCTCAGTGCGGTGGTCAGGGCATGCAATACTTCTGCGGATACCTGCATGAATTATTTCTCCTGCTTACGAACGGAAAGGAATTCTTCTTCGCTGATGCCCATATGGCGGCACATCGCGAGGTCTTCGTCAGAAAGCGAGGTGTGACCTTCGGTGCTTTCTTTTTTGGTCGTCGTGGTCTTGCTGACAATGACCGGTGCCGCTTTCACGAATTCAGCGAATCGCTGGCGGCCTTCTTCAGAGCGGCAGGTGGCGAGATACATTTCGCGGTTGGCCGGTGCGACTTTCCCCGACTCGATGGCACTGTCCACCAGAGCTTCTGATTCTTTGATGGCAATCTCATTGAGTTTGCTTTCAGCACTTTCCGCACGGTTAAGTGCTAACTGGTGGGTCTCTACCGGAATGAATTTCGTCAGGTCAGGATTCTCAGCGCGGTTAAGCGCCACCTGCTCGGCGGTCTTAATCTGCTGAATGGCTTTTACTGCGTCGTCTGCTGTGGCAGTGGCCGCGAGGCCAAGTACTGTCACAATCTGGACAGGTACGGTCATCGTGTTTTCCTCAGAGTTGAGTGCGGGTAAATCAAGGTTGGGTTTGTTGGTCAGCGCGGCGCTGGACAGGCGGGTGACCTGACCGTCCGCAGTGAACCGAAAGGCCGGACTGTAATAGAGGTACTTCTTGCCGCGCAGCTGCGCCACGCCGTCATCAGTCCATTCAACGTGCGCCTCCACCACGCCATCACTGACGCGATAGCCGTCAATCCAGCCATAAGCCGGGGCTTCATCGCCTTTCGGGCCTTTCAGTTCGGTGGAGTGCTCGATATCAAACGGGAGCTTTGGATAAGCCATCGAGGCACGAATGATGGCTTCAGGATTGTTGTTCACCCATGAACGGCCATCACGCCCTGTAAAGGTTCCCGCCGGTATCATCGGCAGCCATTCCGGCAATGCATCATCGGTAAGGTCAGGAAGCTGAAAGCAGAGCGCCAGCAGTTCCGTATTGTTCGGGGTCATGGTGTTGTCCGGTCACGTTGTTTACTTCCGGACAGTGTGGGGGGAAACGGGGATGCAGGTGGATTAACCGGCTTCACTGTAAACGCTGCATGAAACCGCGTTTAAAACACGTTTAAAAACGCTGTGGCGCGTTTAACGATTTTTTCACGTGCCGTCATGACGTAATAATCGTTAATGCCGCCACGCGCGTTGTGGGATGGTTTTTATCTTTGTGGCGAATGACTGTCAAACGCGTCCTGTTTTCTGCGTAGCTGTTCATCCAGCTCGTGACTGCGGGAGATTCCGGGGTTGTACGCCCAGCCGGGATCAATCCCCTCCGGAATGGTCTCTTCTTCGCCGGTGCGTTTGTTAACCCACCTGACCGTACGGACTTCAGGGGCTTCCGTGTTGATAGTGCCGTTGACCTTCATCTGCTCATACTCATACCGGCTGATTTGCCGTGTACCGCATTTGCAGCCCCAGCCGTTCGGCCCCATGTGTGTTCGCCAGAACGGATGATCCACCGGCAGGCAGACATCCTTCCAGCGCAGATGCTCCGCACGGTGCTCACGTGATGGGCCGACGGTGTAGACAAGATAAGGCATTGCCCGTTGGGTCCGTTCAATACGCTGCCATTGTCCCGCCGCGCGGGCGGTTCGCATATTAGTGTCATAGATAACGCGCATCCTGCGGTCACTGCCGAGCTGGACAGTACGGGTTTCACCGGTCAGGGGGTCATCCATCAGTTGCTGTCCCCACCATCCACGTTTGACCAGCATAGGTTTAAGAACCTCGCGAAATTGCTCAAAGGTCTGGCCGCTCTCCAGTGCGTCCTCCACGAGCTGGCGAACGTCCGCCAGCAAATCAAGCTGCGTCATCTTTGCCACAGTAAAGCCGATGCTGTGTTCTTCCATCCAGACATCGCGGTAATCAAATCCCGGCTTCAGCTTTTTCGCCTTCAGCCAGGCCAGTGCTTCCTGGGGAATAATGCTGTATTTATCGCTGACCGGCTTAGCCATCGTTTACATCTCCCAGCGACCGGGCTTTAAAACAGAGCATCGCCAGCTGCGTCGCAAACTCATCAGCATCAAGTTCTTTCTGAAGCGCCGGCAGGCCAGCAAGAAAAGATTCAAAGCTGTCAGATTTCTTTGCCAGCTCAAGCACCGGACTGGTGAACGCATCGCCGGTACGCTGCCAGTCATTCATCGCCTCATCCACCATCATATCAAGAACGTCAGGTTGGCTGCGGTTAAGTGCGGTCTGCTCACGGTTCATGGCCGGTAGTGGGTTAGCCATTTGCGCCGTTGGTGTCAGAATTTTTGCGCCTTTCTCCGGTTCAGAAAGCCCGAATTTGTCACGGATCTCTGACATCTGAACTTCCATCCCCCGGTCAATCAGTGGCGACAGTGCATCCACCAGAACCTTAAGATCTTCCGGTTTGCTGATGCGCAGAACGACGCGGGGGTAATGCTCCTGTGGTCCGTAATTCATATCCACATAGGGACGGACAAGGAATTCAGACAGCGTGTTGGATAACTGCCAGGCATCCCATTTGGCGATGTCCATACGCACACCATTGTGGACTTCCGCCTGAGCACGTGAACTGCCGTCATCCGTGGTCATGGTCTGCCCCAGTACGGCCTTACTAATCTGCGCGTCACACCATTCGGCCATCTCTTTAAAGAGAGTGCCACCGCTGTTACGGCTCGCCGCTTCCTGCATCTCCAGTTTCATCGAATCGGGGATTGCGCAGCCGGCATCTGATGCCAGTGATGCAATCGCATCCAGCAATGTCTGGATTTGCTCCGGGCTGGCGTTATTGCCGTACTTGCCCACCACAATCGGGATGCCAAATTTTTCAGCAAACGCCCACCAGTCCCGGACTGTATAGGACTTGAGCATATACATGACGGCCACCAGACGCGCCAGACCGTTACGCAAGGGCAGGCCGGATTTCAGGCGGGGCTTATGGACGATAAATTTCCCCGGTGACAATGGCTCACCATCGATGGGGTTCCTGTCCGTCAGTAGTCTGAAATCACGCAGCGTTTCCCGGTCAGGTTTCAGAAAGCGTGGATCTACCCATTCATAATCGCGGGGTTTCCAGAGTGTGGCGCTGGTATTCCAGAGGATTTCGCAGACACCAACGCCTTTACCAAGCCCGTCCAGCAAATCGAACAGCAGTTCGGGAACCTGCGGTTGTGCCATGAGGTTACGGATATCATCTGCGATTTCCACATCCCGCGGAGAATCGCTCCCGGCCTCCACTGAAGGTTCAATCCCGGAAACCGTCAGCTTGCGTGTACGTAAAACGCTGGCGTAGTGGAGGTCACGTTCCTCCAGTTCCTCCGCCATAATGAAGAAATCACGGGCATGACCATCGGCTGCATTACGTAAGATCCCCGCAAGCCTGCCGGGACTCAGCGTACTGGCAACGCTGATACCTGCCGAGGGGGAACGTACACTCATTACCGCCGCTGCGGATTGCGTCTGCTTCAGCTCATCCTTGTTCACGGTGACAACTTCTCCCGTGGCAGGACTGAGCAGCCGGCGAACGGCTCCGGTTAGTTGTCCGGTTAGTTGTTTAAACATCAGAGTAATCCCCGCTGATTTTTAAGACCCCGTGTGATGCGGACCTGACGGTGTTCATTACGCTCATCGGGGCGGGAAGGTTTCTTTAACTTGTGGACTTCATAACGCCGGCAGTCCTCGCGACTGGCGAGGAAACCGAGAAAAATAGCGATAGCAGAGTCACCGTGACGCTTGCGGCCATCGGTGCCGGTAGTTCGTGCATCATCAATGCCCGGTACGCCGCGATAAAGCTGAATTGCGCCGAGGTCTGTGATCACATCTTCATGCTTTGGCAGTACCAGCTCATTGTCTTCGAATGCCGCACGGAACCGTGGCATGTTCTCCCGGTAGTATTTGACGGAAAGTTGCACCTGCTCAACTTCATCACCGTATTTTTCCGCCGCCTGTTCTGCCAGATACTGACCGTTACCCCGCGCATCGAGCTTGATGCCGTCACGGCGGGGAAGCCTGTCACAGATATAAAACAGCGCCTGCTCCTGCTGTTTAAATGGCACATTGCTGAGTTCCACCAGGAACGGGACGTTGCGCGTCGTGTCATCGTTGACTGTCACCGGTGCAAACACGGTCAGGTCACCATTACGCGCAAAGTCCTCCCCCAGACAGTGGCGCAGGTTCTGCGGCAGCTTCTCCAGTTCGGGTAGTACGACCGTCTCCAGCCATTCCTGCATGTCCACACGGCGCAGTCCGTCCGGCATCGCGTTAAAATCAGCCGTACCGGTGAAGCGCAGGACAACGGTCGGACCTCTGGCCGCACGTTCGCGCAGGGAACGTGCGATATAGACGCCACCGCCGTTCTTCGGCTCGCAGTAGTATTCCTCGCGGGCATCTTCCTCTGTGGCCGTGTCGCTCAGCAGGTTAGCCAGCCATTCCGCTTCGGCCTCCACAGACCAGACTTTTTTTGTAACCTGACAGATGCGCTGATACAGCCCCTCTGCAATGGCCGTTTCAATATCGACGTGATGGACAGAGTAGCGTTTTTTCCCGGCCCGGCTGTCGGTGATGATGGTGTTAAACAGGTTATCAATACCGTTGTGAGTGGAAATAAGGCGAACATTATTCCCCCACATTGTCAGCGCCAGCGCCGCCTTGAGAACCGCTGCAAGGTCAGCCTGGAATGCGGCCTCGTCAATGATGACGTTACCCTGCATACCACGCAGGTTCGACGGGTTAGACGACAACGCCTTAATTTTGTAGCCACTGGCGAACTGGATGACATAGACCAGGATGTCTTTGTCTTCATCCTTCAGCACTTCTTCACCAATGCCAGACGCGGCGCGGTCATAGGCTTTCGCCCACATGGCACAGGCATCAATAAACTCACGGGCCATGTCTTTCGTTGTGCCGACGTAGAACGTGTCACACCCGCCAGCCTCCACCGACATTGAGCCGTTGAGGGCCGCGTCAGCCGCTTCCGCCCAGGTCAGACCGGTACGACGCGACTTCTCGGCAATCTTCAGTTGAGAGGCGTCAGCAATCCACCGCTTCTGGTAGGGAAGCAGTAGCTGGCTTTTGTCGAACTCGCCCGACAGGATAGCCGCAGCGGACTGACTGGTGAGTGTTCTGTCCGGCGTCATCGTCGTCATTCTGCAATCCCCAGAATCTGGCGTTTGATATCGGCAGCAGTCTCAGCCGACAAACCAGCTGAACGGGTTATGGTCTCTGCGGCCGCAGCGGCTTTTTTCGCAAACTCCTGCTGGATCTCTTTCTCGCGTTTGTGGCTTGCCATCGCAGCAGCTTCCAGTCGCTGGGCGACAAGCGCAAGCTGGCCCAGCGCTTTTGGTTCGACAGTTTTATCGCTGTCAGCCATTTCCATTGAGGTTTCAAAGGCCAGTGTTTTGACAAACTCCAGCAGTAATTTTCCGACGTCAGACGTCGGCGCTGAGCCAAGTTTTGATGCCCATATTTCAGCCATCTCGCGTGAAGCGCGAATCTTTGACCCCATCGTTTCCATGCGGCTTGCGTAGCGGTTCAGACCGGTACGGCTGATTTGCATGTCCTCCGGAAGGTTATATTCGTTGATCAACTCGTTAATCGCTTCGCGGATTTCTTCCTGGGTATGTCGTTTGTCGCGCAGCATCTGATGAAGTTGCTCCCGGACCGCATCCGGGAGCAAATCAATCTTTGAAGGTCGTCCGCGCGTCTGGCGTTCACTTGCCATTCTCCCTCCTCATACGGTCAAGGAAGTCACGTTCAACGCTGGATTTGTCTTTCAGCAGCAACTTCCAGACGCGTTTGTATTCCGGATTGCTGTTGAGGAATGTGTTCAGATACGAATCAGCGGATTCGGAGTTGTATTTTTTACCCGTCGATTTTTCAAACTGCGGTGCAATGGCTCTGACTTCAATTTCCGCACAGACGAGAATGGCGGCCATTTTCCGGATGATGTCGCGCTGGCTACTGCTCAGTGGCTTAAGGGCTTTAGTCATGGCTGATGTTCTCCAGTTCAAAAATACGCTCTGTTACATCGTTAATTGCATCCGTAAAACCAAATGCGCTACTCCACTCCGGGGGGGCACCGGTTACAGCCTCATACATGCTGTCCAGTACGGCGATAACCTGATCGCGCTCTCCGATAAGCTGGGTTTCAGAGCGGTCCAGCCGGGCAATGCCTTCCAGTGCTTTTTCATTTGCACTGATAAGGGAATCAATGATCACAGCGGCCTGAAAAAGCGCATTCGCTGACATGCCGATTTCACCGGACTCCCGACGCTCCGCCAGACCTGACAGGCGGCGCAACTGTTCCGCCTGCTGGCGGCAGGTCATTAACATTTGAAGTATTCTGGCCCGTTCCATCGTCACTCCCGCGCACGTGGTTTTTTGACGCCGGGGACCGTCGCCAGCCCAAAGGCCACATCTTCACCGCGTCCTGTGATGCCGGCGACGTAACACCCGGAGACATCTGACAGGGTGACGAGTCCCTGTTCACGTAGCCACGCAAGGAGGGTGCGGACGGTGTCACGGGAAACCCGGTGGCCGTAGGTCTGGAGGCAGGTCTGTAGAATGGATTCGTTTGCACTGTCTCCGCACTCCACCAGTGAGCGCAGAATGACCAGACGCTGGTCGCTGTTGAGGATTTCTTGCATGCTCATAGCCTCTTAATTTTTTTCCTTCAGTTCGTTTTCCAGCAACAGATCGCTGATACGTGTGGCCTGCCGGAGCATTCCGGAGAACTCCCGTATTTCGCCGCGCAGGTTGCTCATATCCAGTTGCAACTGGTGGAGTTCCTGCCGTGACGGCATCCCGTCGATGGCCTTTTCAAGTGCACTCATCCGGCTGTTAACTTTCTCCATCTCTTCCCGGCGGGCATAGGTTTTCACCAGCAGCAGGTGGATAATATTGATACCGGACATCAGTCCGGCCCAGATGACAGCCCAGTTACTTCTTACGGTTTCCCATTCCATTTATGCCGTCTCCCTGAGTGTCTGGCAGTCAATACAGGTCACGGCATCCGGCATGGCCGCCAGTCGTTTCGGGTCAATTTCGTCACCACAGTCGTTGCAGTGGCCTGGCGTGTCAGGAGATTCTTTAACCCTGTTTAACTGAGCATTTAATGCCCGTTCACGGTCTGCCATCTCAAGGCCGCTGGCCTTGTCCAGTTCATCCGTCATCTACCCGCCGCCATCGTTTTGTGTTTGCTTGATTTGCTGTACCGGGCGAACCCGTCAAGGGTGCGAAAACCGAGATACCCAAGCGCCGGTGTCGCCAGCATGAGTGCGATATCCCAGTCCGGTGATGGCATGGAGAAGGCATGACCAAAAGCACCGGATACCGCGCCAGCCTGCTGACCCACAGACATCAGCATCACATACGCAATGCAGCTGTAGAGCGATAGCCGGGCCATCAGCGGTCTGGTCTGACGGACATATTCATCCGTAGCGTTGTCCCCGTTACGGATGGTTTCCTGCTGTTCATGGTGGGCAGCCTGACGGTCAGCCAGTACGGCTTTGTCCCGCTCAAGCTGGAATTGCTCAATCTGGACTTTCAGGGACTGGAGCTGGACGAACTGTTCTGGCGGCAGCGCCGCCAGTTTCTGCTCAAGCACCCGCTGCTGGTCCTGCGGGTTGATGACGCTGTTGACGTTCTCAACGATCCCCGCCACAGAATCTGCCGTTCTGGCGGTGTCGCCACCGAACCAGCCTCCCACGGTACGCAGTAATGACGGTCCGGCCTTCATCAGAACGGAGGCAATGGTGGTGAGGGTTACTGGATCCATACAAGCAGCCCCTTACGTGCAACCCACTGACAGAACAGAAATCCTGTGGCTGCGCCGAGTGGTTCAAGGACAAGCAGGTACAGCGGGCTGGCATAAAGTGGACTCAGGCAGATAAGAACGAACCCAACTCCCCAGACAACCCACGACCAGAAACATGCATGCCGGCTGATATGCATTTCAGGTTTAAGAAGCCTGTAAGGCAGATTGCCAAGAAAGATGCTGAACCCGACCAGGACCACACCGGACAACGCCAGCCACCAGACCATAAATGCCTGGCGGCCTGAGAAACTACAGATGAACAGCGACAGGCCGACGAGAATGACAATGCTCCATCCGGAGCGCAAAACCTGTACCAGCGCCAGCTTTAACCAGTCACAGCTAAACGATTTAAACATTGTGTTTTTCCTTGTATCGCTGGCATTGCCAGACGATGTCTCTGATATCGACGGATGACCAGCCGCGCATGTAGTAGCTGCCGTGCGTCCCGTCATGACCTTCATAACTTGTCGGAACAGGGACGGGACCACCGGCCATACGATGAAGAACTTCCTGCCGCAGTCGGTCACGTCGTCCCAGTTTCAGCGAAGCGTCCCATCCCTTGCCCATATCAGCTCCGGGCTACCGAATAACGCACACCGGAAATCTCACGACAGGCGTCAGCGAGGTTGTCCAGGCGGTTAAACCAGCCGTTGAGGAACTTGCCCTGTGAAGGGTTTGATTTGATGATGTCGGCGTAATAGCGGGAACGACGCAGAAATAAACGGTTCAGCAGCCAGTCAGGGTCAGCACGTTCAACGGCTGCGCGGGTGTTTTTACCGGCGATACCGTCAACACTTTTGCCGGTGAAACCCGCAGCTTCCTGAAGCAACTGGACAGCCTTTTTGACGCCATGCTGGACGGCAGAGTCAAAGACAAACAGGGCGATATCATCCGGCCAAAACTGGCAATACGCGGGATACCAGTAGTCACGGAAGTAAATCTGTCCGGCCTGTTCAACCGTTAAATCACGAATACGAGTATCAGGCTTGCCATCGCCATTAACGTCGGTCATGCCATCGGCAACACCGTCGCGTTTATCTGATATACCGAAGTTGGTTTCACCGCCACGGTCAGTGGGGTCATTGACATATCCGCGTTCTGCGCTGAGCACGAAAGCGAGAGCATTGCGAAATGCGGGAGAATCGGGGGTGTTGTTCATAAAACGGCACCTTTGGAAGTGGGTTAGATTTCCCTTCCATCATGTGCCGGACGAAAAAAAAGCCGGATTAACCGGCTTCATTCAATGGATATAACTAGCGAATTCACTCACTATGCTTTTCGTAAATCGCAGGAGTAAGTAACTGACTCCATAACTTTTCGAATAGTGGCTCGTAATTCCATTCCAGATGTAAAACCTGATGCTGAATAAGAATCGTCTTCTCTTCTATTTGCCGTCGCTTTTGTAAAAATCTCAGCAACTTGATTGATTGAGTTTTCTGAGTCTTTCTTTCCCGTCACTCCCTCTATGAGTTTTACACATTGATTAACAGCAGCCAGTGATTCACCGTCAATATCTTTACCACTTGAAAACACCATTGCTGTAACTGCATCTGTACCTAATGCCCAAACTGTACTTACAGTGGAATCTTCAGTTGTTGCTGTATAAACCTGAACACCATCAACTATGGCTCCTTTTTTCCATTCTGTTTTTTTCAGGACACCCATTTTATCAAATTGAGAAATAAGCTTTTCATTACCTGTTAGTTCATCTTTATCGAAAAAATAGTGATACCCCCCAACTAAAATAACGGCCAGTATTAATGCATCAGTAAATTTCATATGTTACTCCCTGCCAAATAAATCCAGTTGATGCTTGCGGTGCTCTAGTTTACGCATGCGTCTGATGGCTTTATACACCGTTTTATAGGTAACACGGTAACGCTCAACCAACTCTGTGATGTTTCTGCCATTGAAATCACGCCAGATTTTCATATCACGAATCAGTGACTCAAGAGTCTGGCCGCGTGGGAAATAAATCTGCATGCCACCAATCTGACAGCTAATCGCATAAACCAGTTCCAGAGCGATTCGAGGGTCAACGCCATGCTTTGTTAGTTCGCCACGCAGCAGCGTATTCAGTTCTGTCAGCAGTGCAGGAAAACGCACAGTTTCCGCCGAACTGTCATCGTCCAGGTGCTCCAGAATGCTGTCATCCTGGATATCACCAAACAGGTCATTCTGCTTTTCGCTCATGTGCGCACCTTTCTTACTTTACTGGAATACAGACTGTTGATGGCGTCATAACCCCGATTATCCTGAAATGCCAGGTCTCGCGGACTCAGCGCCTCTGTCATTTCTCTCAGATGCCATTGCTTGAGGCTTTCCAGCACCATCAGAAGATTATCACCACGGCACCATGCCAGGCTGGCGATACCTTTACCTTTGTTGGTTCTGACAGTCATCTTCGCGACGAACGTATCCAGTGCGGTATCGCTGCCATCACGAATAAATCCATCAAGATGCATCTGCCGCCAGATACTGCGGACCTTTGCGGTGATATCTGTTTCACGATGACGGCGAGCCGGAGAACGGGGGCGGGTACGTCTGAACCCCTTATCCTCCAGTACCTTCAGTACATCCTCCAGTTGGCCGACCTTCAGATCACGACAACTTTGCTTTCCCGTTACGCGATGAAGCACTGAACGGTAGGTGTCATCGTCCAGTTGTAGCTTGCGACGGGCAACATGGATTAACTTAATCAGGGATGTGCGACTCATGATCGTACCTCCGGTTAAAGGCGGCTTAAGTGAGCCGCCATATTTATTACAACCTAAGGAGCAACTTATGTCCGGTGCACCGACCGACAAGAACTTTGATATCGCGGCCTTTATTCTCACGGGTAATCTGATGATTAAGCTCGTCGAAAAAGGCGTTATCGACATGCGGGATGCAAATGACATTATTGCCCGTACACGTACTGCTTATTCTCTGCGTGAATGCTACAAAGATGAACGAACCGGCAGTGATGCGGGGGAGTTCATCGAGACACTATTCAATAAGTTATGGGATTCAAGACCCTTTCCTCCGACCACCCAACGCCACGATTCTGAATAACGTCCGCAGATAATCCTCCGGGTGTATAACCGCAGAGGAATCCAGGCCAAGCTCACGCCTCACCATGTCGTCGTGAGCTTTGTTTTTTTTCGCATCAAATTCGTCTGTAATCAGCGCAATTTCACGCTGAATAGTTTTCATCACGTCACTGACTGACCAGCCGTTTTCTATTGCTGTTGAGACAATGGTTCTAATCCTTTCCAGCATTCCCGCTGCTCTCAGAGCCTCGTCCACATCTTTATATTGATAATTGTTCATCTTTTCCTCTCCAGGCTACCTGCGGGTGCACGAAGCCCCGGCAGGCATGCCGTATTAAAATATTGGAAACTTAAGGCAGTTAATTAGTCAGTGACTGTTTGTTCAAATGGGATTATTTCAAAATCCTCAACATCTGATTTAATGGATATTCCTGCAATTCCCTTAACTTCATTCGGTGATGCAAGAATTGCCTCTTTGTTTATTTCCTCTTTATTGCGAAGAAATTTACCCAGACTGAATTTTTTGAGTAACGCAATAACATCTTCAACTTTACGAATAGTGACGCTGGGTGGTCGTTTACGCCAGCGGACCTCACCCGTTGTCAGGTTAGCAGTCTTGGTCTTGCCGTCTTTGGTCAGTTCTGCACGGTTGGCTTCACACCATGTCTGAACGCCAGCCTGCAAACGCCCAAGCTCTTTTTTAAGTGCTTCAATGCCGGGCGCAACATCATTTGTCAGGGCCGCTATTTTGTCATTCAGTTCCGTTTCACGACGCAGAATGACACGGGTAATATCGCCAATCTTACGGATGTCGCTGATTACGTCATCGCGGCATTGAGGAACGGCGACAGCAGCGGCTGATTTTGCGCGGGGCTTTTTGGGTGCTTTCATATAAACCTCAGTGTTTAATAATTTTACGGTTATCCAGATCAACTTTCTGTTTTGCAAATTCAGTGACCTGCTGGATAGCCATTGGAAAAATAGCTGAAAGTCCTTCCGCAACCAGATACGAAAATGAACCATCATCATTGGCGTTGTTAAGGTGAAAACTGATAGCGAGCTTTCCTGAGTTCTCACCGGTTTTAACCATTTCCCCGTTTTTAATTACCGCATCATCCTCGAGAATAATGGTGATTACCTGTTTAGCCGTCTCACACCTCCATTAATTACCTTTATAAATAATGTTAAATACCTGACTACAGGACATTTCCATTTTTTCGGCGATAACCGATATGGTCAGCCCCTCCTTGTAAAGCTCACGACACAAATATGCGTCATCTTCATTTCCCGCTCTGATGCGCAGCGAAAGACCCTGCCGAATGGCGCAATTCTGCACTGACTGTTTTGAGCGCCCCAGTTGCAACGCTATACCGCTTACACTTACCTTTCCCGCGTTCTGTTCCAGAATGCGGAGTTCTTCACGCGACCATGCTCTCCCCGTACCCCAGCCCATACTTACCTCCAGATAATCCGGCAACCTTCCAGACTGGCTACCCAGACGGAGCGGGTGCCGCCGTTGTGTGTTTCTGATATACGGGATGCACTACGCACCAGCTCTGTTGGTGGGCAGACAATCTCCAGTAACGGGCGACGCATGAAAACCCGAACGTCAGTGACACGGCTACCACGGGAGCGAAGCCAGTTCTGCGCCGCCTCTGCCATGCTGATGTGTTCTGCAATACGTTCAGTAATCATGGTGTTATTCCTCGTTCAGATTGCTGTGACCCAGTTCCAGCATCGCAGACTGGATGTGTGACGTACCGATGCTCTCACCCTTGCCCTGTGCATAAATCCCCGCCAGCGGGAGGATGTGAGACAGAGAACGGAGAGCGCCAGGACGACGGGCGATCATCTTCAACAGTTTCCGTTCCTCCTGTCCGCAGACATGCCAGGCATCACAAAAACTGTCCACATCACCGGCTGATACGGTATTGATGACGTACTTTTTAGAGACGCGGGAAAACAGACGGGCGAAGTCCACACTGCGTTGTCCACCAGTCAGACGGTCGTAGACTTTATGGTTTCCGACCAGAGCCAGACCAACACCGCATTCCTCCTGGAGAATACGCAATTCTTCAACGGCATCCAGACTCAGCCAGTCAGCTTCATCCACAACAATCAGACCACGCGTATCCGGCAGGCGCTGGCGTAACAGACGGGACAAAGCACCGCGGCGATATGGCGCGTCAGCAATACCCATTTTCAGGGCCAGCTCATAAAGCGTTTCCAGTTCGTTACTGCGGGACTTACTGGCGGTGATATGCCAGACATTGTTGCCAGTCGCGGCATACTGTCTGATGGCTTTTGTTTTACCGACGCCGGGGTTGCCGTAAACCAGCACAATCGTTCCGGCCAGTTGTGCCCACGTCAGGGTGGCGAGAATTTTTTGTGAGGTCGGAGTTTCAACGAAATCCGGAGCCACTGGCAGCGAGGTTTTCGCGGCGGTGTGGCTTTCCAGCCAGGTATTCAGACTGGCGGCAACCGTATCGTTATCGCCCTTATATTTCCCGTTCAGAAACTGAGAAACCGTAGCCGTTGAGGTGCCGGTTTCACGTGCCAGAGCTGCACCTGAAATCGCCTTGCTGTCAATTAATTCACGAATGGCACTACGCACAACATCATGGTTAATTTGCGTCATGATTATTAATCCTGTATTTTTCGAATGGCCTGTACTTAATCAGGTGTTAAAACTGATTCACTTAATTCAAAGCGGCGCTCGCAACGTCGCTTTTTTATTTCTGCGACTGTTTCGCTTTATTAACGAACGTCTGAAAAATCACGTCATTCTCGGTTTGCGTGTCCTGAATTTCCTCCACACGTCTGACGGTATTACCCATATTGAATACGCGCTCAACAACATGACGTTCCGGCAACTCTGCATGTTCTGTCTTCGGTAGCAGGTCGTTAACTTCAATCGCTGTCATACGGTTTAGTGCCTTCGCTGCTTTCTTCGTGCTGCGCATCATTTCACGACGGGCGCGGTTGTGTTCACGACCAGCCTCGGTATCACCAAACGCCACTGCGGCGCGACACTCCGCCATACAGAGGAATCGGCCATCAAGGTCGTAACAGGCCACTTCACTGTGAAGGTTGCGCGGATCAAAACGGACTGTAATTTTGCGGGAGCGATGGCTGACAAGTTGCTCACTCCAGTAGGTGTTCTTGCGGCCAAACAGGGAGCCGCCGCTTTCCATCGTGAATTCTCCGGTCGGTTTCACGCGAACCGACTCTGCCGGCAGCATGAACTGGCGGATTTGTTCTTCAGTTAAACGGGTGATCACAGCCTGGCTGTAGCTTTGTTCAAAAGCCTGATCGAAGGACAGTTCACCCCGGCACATTTCCGTTTTACGCTGGGTTTTCCTGTTAAACATGGCGACACCTTCACTGATAATTTCCATAAAGGTCTCAACATCAACGGCGCGGCTGCCGTAGTTTTCTGGTTTGGAACTGACATTTTCACCGGCAAATGCGCCAGCCAGTGCCGGGTGTTTATCAATGTATTCACCCAGACCACCCACACCAAAGGCACGTTCTACGGGTTTAGCCTGGCCCCAGCCTTTACCACCGATAACACCGGTCCAGTGCAGCTTGATACCCAGCAGAGGGATAATCCCCATCGGATCATCCTCACGGACTTTGAACCGGTAGCGGTTAGGAACGCCACCAGACAACCATTTGTTCGCCGCTGCACGGGTGTTGTCTATCGTGATGTGTTGGGGTTTCCCGTAGGTTTTCAGTGTATCCATGAGTGACAGGCGGATACTGTCGCTGTTTTCTGATACATCAGCCCGCCAGCCGACAATTTTGCGGCTGTGGACGTCCTGCCAGAACCATGTTTTGGGACGGATGATTTCACCGTTAAACCAGCGGACAAACACGTTGTGTTGATAACCGTCACCGTTAATCCATTCCATCGCATGCAATTGTGCGACGGTGCGCTGTTGAGATGGGTGCATCTGCGCCAGGGCGTTTTCACCTTCACGGGTGGCAACGACAATGCGCGGATCAACTTCACGTTCCAGCTTACGACGCAGGGTACGTTCAGCCGGTATGGTCCAGCCATGTGTTTCTGCGGCGATTTCGAGCCGTTCATAGCATTTGGAGAAAAACGGGGCTTCGTTGCGCAGATAATCGCCCAGGAAGAATTGCCAGGCATCATCAGAGATTTCAGCCGAACGTCCTGTCACGCGTTTTTCGCGGACGCGGCGATCGAGCAGTACCGGTCCCCAGAGGTCAGGGCTGAAGTCCTTCACTTTGTAGTACAGATTGCGCAGCGTTCCTTCACTGATCTGTAATTGCTTCGCGGCCAGAGTAATCGCTTTTCGATTGCCAACACCTGACGCCATCAACTCAGCCACCAGCGCAGCAGCTTTCGTGCGACGCTCTGCATGCAGTCTCTGTTCGCCGGTCGCTTTCTCCCATGCAGACCAGAGACGCTGACGATCAAGGTCATCAGCGGCCACACGTTCCGGCTCTCTCGGCAGAGTAATGAGGCCAGATGAGGTTTCAATCAGCCCACGACCAGCCAGCAATTCAGCCCGAACTTCTGGTGGCAATACTGATATGTGGTATTCAAATGCTTTGGTTCCGGCACGTTTGCGGCGTAGCTCACTGCGACCGCAAACCAGATCCTCAAGTTTTTTCCGCGCATTAGATTCAGCCTGTGGGAAACCACAGACGCCAACACATTCTTTCACTGATACCCAAAACTCCATCATGCAACCTCTTTAACAGTCAGATTCTGATAACGCGAAGGCCATATCTCTGATGGCTCCATGTTGAGAAAGTCAGCGATAATTTTCTCCCCTTTGGGCCAGTGGTGACGGAATACGTTACGTAATGTTGATTCCGCTAACCCATGACAACGGGATAACTGACTGGTCGTCATTCCGCGTTTTCTAATCGCTGCTTTGATGTCTTCCGGGTGCCAGTCTTGGCTTTTGGTCATCATTCTGCGATCCTTAAATATTTACTCGTTGCGGTGAACTAAACTGTTCACCTTTACGTGTAAAAATATAACACACAAAAAATCGAATTCAATCTTTTTATCGGTCTTTTGTCGGTTTTATCAAATCTTGATAAATCGAATTTAAGTCTTTGATTTTGATGAAAGCATGTTTTTACGCCTTAAAAAATCGAATCGAATTTTTTGAGAGTCAGAAAAAATCGGAAACAGGAGGTAATGATGAATGTGCAAACTTGGTTTACGGCTCAAGAGTGTGCGGGGATGCCCGGATTCCCAAGTGGAGTATCCAATGTACGTAAGCAGTTAGAAAAACTCGCAGAGGGGCTGGACGGAGTGCGGCGGAAACGAGGAGGGACTAAAGCCACGGAATACCATATATCGATATTGCCTGCACGGACCCAAAATTATCTTGGGTATAGCAACAAAGGACAGCCATCTATGGGAGTTGAGGATTTCAAGACAAAAAGTGGCTTAGCAAATGATGAGAAGCAAGCACTCTGGATGATGATTTATCAGGGGATGACTGAAGCCCAACGTGAAGCTGTTATGGAGATATTTATCACTGGTGGATTAAAGATGCTTATGCCTGCGGTGCTTGAGTTATCTGATTCAAATCCGGTCCGACAGAAAGAGATTTTCGGACAATGTGATTCCGTTGAAAAGGATAGCCCAGCGTCGAACGTAAGCACGCAAAACAAGGCTGGCTGATTACAGAAATGTACAATTGGCTGGCTTTGTTTTGAACCTCCATGTGATAACGTTTTAAGCCGAATTTAAATCCCATTAAACAGTCGGCAGTACGATCTAACTATATATGACACCTTTTTAACTTTGTTGTCGAACGATCTAAAATTGTCATATTGGGTGGTTTTCTACCAGTTGACTAGCTTTACCTATCGTTAAGCCTTGCGACTCAAGGTTTCCTCCCGTTTGTTCCCTCGAACTCCCGGTTGTTTCCGGTTACTCCGTTTGATCCATACATCACTGTCACTAGTCATCGGTGGAAAAGCGCTTCGGCGACGGGCTGCCGACCACACCGGTTCAATGGCTGACGGATAACGGTTCAGCATATACCGCGCATGAAACGCGGAGGTTCGCCAGAGAGCTGAATCTGGAGCCGTGTACAACAGCGGTGAGCAGCCCGCAGAGCAATGGCATGGCCGAACGATTCGTGAAGACGATGAAGGAAGACTATATCGCGTTCATGCCAAAACCAGATGTGAGAACAGCCCTGCGAAACCTTGCAGCAGCGTTCACACATTACAATGAAAACCACCCGCACAGCGCGCTGGGATATCACTCCCCGAGGGAATATCGGCGGCAGCGGACATCGTTAACTTAAGATACAAAAGCTGTCCGGAGATGGCGGGTCAAGATCAGTGGCCAAATTCAGTAAACCACT